CCTGCCGCTGCATAATCAATTTATTCTGTTCAGATAGTTCTTGCATTTGTCCATTAAATTTATACAAAAAATAATAAACCGTTAGACCGACGAGACCAAAAGCAGTTATATCACTGTATGGTATTTCCGGTATTTGGCATAATATTATTCCGACAAGAAAAGAAGCGCATACGCACAAGTTATCCATTTTAGTTTTCTCCGTTTTGTTTTTCTTTAGGGTCATAAACTTTAAAAAGAACCCTCTCTTTAAATTCTTCTTGTTTGCCTATATTCCAGTTCTGCACCGGTCTATAATATCCGCAACACCGACTATATATTTCGCACTTGCAGCCACAAATATGTTCATCTTTATCTTTATTCTCTGTATCTTCTTTAACAGCACACATTCTTATTCTCCTTAGCTATAATATCTTTAATTGTTTGTTCGCAGCGATTATACTCAATACTCAATTCTTTAATGGTAGCACCGGCTTCATATTTGTCACGAATTTCTTTATCTCTAACCTCAAATTTTAGTTTTCGTTCTGCAGTCCAGGCGCCAGGCATTAAACCTTTTGTACCTTTATTCCAGGGGCGTTTTCCAAGTACATCATACGAGTGTTGCTCGTTTTCAGCCTGTGTTACCCACTCTAGATTCTCTACGCAGTTATTATGCTTATTCCCATCTTTATGATTAATTACTAAACCGGGTTTATAATCATCTTTTAGAAAAGCCATTGCGGCCAATTTGTGTACTGAATAAGTTACATCTTTAATCGACGCATAGGCGTATTTTTGCTTCCCCTTTTTATATGTGTAATTAATCTTTAATACTGTCGGCTTTAACCGTCTTGTATATTCCCCTGTGTAACCAGCGGAGCCTAATCCATTTACATAAACTTTAGATACGACTTCTTTAGCTCGTCTAACATTACCTAAATTGGATACTTGATACGCATAAGTTCCGTCCGGCTCAACAATAGACTCAATATCTTTCCAAACTTCTTCCATTAAAATACTCCTAAAAATAAGATGCCCTTCTATATTATATACGTATGACCCCCATAATTTTTATGGAATTATAGGGGCCACGTACAGCAGGAAGAAAGATGGATTAACGAAGAGCAACTTTAATTGCAGTAGCTCCAGAAGCAGCATCAGCCCATAAGACACCAAACTTCGTATTATCGGTGCTAGTAAATGTAAGTGCTCCATTAGAATCAATATAAACCGCCGTGCCCATAGTCTTCGCAGCAGCCAGAGCAGTAACAGGCAGTTCAAAAACAACAGCCGGAACTCCAATAAATGCGAGTCCTTCTTCACCGGCTTCAACATTGGCTTTAGTTACGCCATAAAATTCACCGGCATTAACAATGCTGTCACACGGGGTAGCAGCAGCAGCGGTAAATCTAAAAGAATCAAAAGTTCCAAGATACATATTTAAGTTCCTTATAATTGTTAAAATTTAATTGTTAACTATTAATTTATGCTCGGCGGTTTAACCCGCCGAGCTATTCCCATTAAAATTACGGTTTCGACCAGACAGCCGGAGCATCGTCATAGATAAGAACACCACAAGTACCCCAGATAAGGAACTCGATGTTCAAGTTCTTCGTATTCAACGCAGCCTGTTCAACAGCCGGGGAGGCGTTGCCATTTAAGTAAGCAACTTCACCGATCTTTTCGTCACGCGGCAGTAAGAACCAGCCATCGGTTTCTTCGATGTACGGGGTGCCATAGACGTTGTACGGGGTCGCGAAGACTTCATTAGAATCCTGCGGTGCAATGGAGGCCTTGTCATTGAAGACGAACAGGGCGCGAGCAGCAACAGCAGTTTCCGGGCTGGTAAGAATAGCACCAGGAACCAAGTTGCGGTACTGGCCGCCAGCATCTTTAATGCGCTGGAACGCTCCAACAACCTTCTTCAGGTTAGCAGCGTCAAATGCCAAAGCCTTCTTCTGATTTCCAGTAAAGATTGTATTGGCCTGAGCCATAAGAGAACCAATAGCAGCCTGGTCAACTGTATTAGCAAACAGGCGACCGAACTGTTCCAGGGCGCGTTCAAAAGCACCAAGATCGTCATTAATCTGGTCTTCGATTGTAATCGTCAGGTTAACACCGCGCTTCGTAATCTTGTAATCCTGGCTGTCATCGGAGATGCCAACATTGGTAAAATCTTCGCCCGGCAGAACTTCAGGAATAGCACCAATGGAGGTTAATTTACCACTAGTAACCTTGTTGAAGTTTTTAACGCTTCTCTTGTAGAAGACGTCATTAGCAACGCTGTTAATCTGGTCAGCTTGAATACGCAGCAATTTGTCAGCTACATTTGACATAATGCCAGACGGCGAGAAGTCGCGTGTGGAGAGTCCAGACGCTTGAATAGCCTCGTGATAACCACGAACTAATTCACGGGCGCTGCAATCCTGCGGCAGCCAAAGACCAGAGGCCTTAACCGCTCGGCGCATAATGCCATGAAGACCAATGTCACGATAGTTGCGAGAGACGGCTTCATTAATTTCAGCCTGCGTATAACCGGCTTTTTCAACAGCGCGTTCATTCGCGCCACCAGAGATAAGCAGCGAGGCTTCAATAATCTTGTTTTCAGACGGGCGAGCATAAGACGCGGCCGGTCTATTAACAGAGTGCAGAGCGCTCATACGATTCTTAGCAGCTTTAAGACCAGAAGCCTGTACGGGCTTTTCCTCTTCTTCAGGGGCTTCAGCCTTAACTTCTTCTTTAGGAGCCTCACATTCGGCTTCTATAGCTTCTTCCATGTCTTCTTTAGCAGCTTCTTCTTTTTTCAGCTGGTAAGCAGCAATTAGATTTTCGCGATTCTTTTCATCGAGGGTTTCCCAATCCAACCCAAGATCATTTACAAATGCGCGGAATCCTTCATCATTAACATCAAATTCCATAACTTTTACCTCATTAGAATTGTTTAAAAGACTTGCGCGGATTTCGACTTGTGTTTCGGAATCCGCTCCCGCGCTCACAAACGATATTTCGCGGATTTCCACATTGTTTAACAGATAAAATGGAGCTTCAATGTTTTGGTTATTTACATTTAAGCTGCCATTAGTAATTAGTTGTATGTTCTTGTTTTCAACAGGGCCAGTACCAACGGAACACTCCCAAGTACCCCCAGCTTCATTTACATCTAAAACGGTTTTAGAGTCCGGCAGCGATCTAATTATGATGCCAGACAAAGATATATGGTCTTCTTTTACGACCGCTCCTGTCACACTACCAACGCGTTTTACCGGGTCATGATATAGTAAAATAGGTAAATTGTCGTGCACAGTAGTAGTTTCCAGATTAAATACAACCGGATATTCCCACTCCGCCAGCATCAATTTTCCACCGGAATATGCAACAGTAAATACAACTTCAGCGGGTTTACTCAGACCGTTTGCTATTACTGCCTTCATCATTATCCTCTTTAACTTCAATGGTTTCTGTTACATCATCTGTCGTGATGCCAAGATGGTTCATCATGCGCTTTTCAAGAGCTATTTGCTGCAGCTCGGCTCGCCAGTCTTTGCCCTGTTTGGCATAATAATCGCGTAAACTTAAACAATTATTATGTAAGAGCGTGACATCTGCATTAGCTTCTTTAGCTCGATCAATATGCATTGGCTGTGCAAAATACCACTTAAATGGAATAGCGTCCAATGAATCGTACATAGACAACAGCAGTGATACTTCAGGATCATCAGCCATAGACGATAACCAGGTCTTAAAATGGCTGTCTAAAATGCGAGAGCATAAACCCTGTAAGATGCCAGCCCAACGTTCAAATGTTTGTGCGTCTAAACGGGCGCTAGAATAGTTATAAGAAGAGCTGTCATTTAAGATGATGTTTTTAGGCGCTCCCATTGCAGCACCAACGCCTAATAGGCAGTCTTGTCTAAACGCTGCAAAATTAACATTAGGATTTTCAGCCTTCATTTGTGACGCCTTCATGCCAGACGGTAAATAGACGCCAGAGTTGCGGCCGGGGAGCTTTATTGTATCAAACGCTTGATAACCACCAGCGCCTTCAACACCACATAATTGCTGGTCGGGATCAATGTTTGGGTCGTAGTCAGATTCTACTAAAAATGATATGTTAGCAGCGGTTTCAACAGCAGATAAAGTCGCATCTTCGATTTTACGTAAAGATGCCAATGTTTGAATAGCAGCCTGTAATAATGGTAAACCGCGTCGCTGTGCTGCTAGTACCGGGATAAATAGATGCTCGACTCTATTTGCCGGGATTTCATCATATACAAAGGGGTGCGGTACTTCAGGGTTTGGGCTTATGCGTTTAACAGTATACGACACCGGCTGGTTATACTCATCGTATTTAATACCACAAAATTCATCTGGTTTAAACGCCGTGCCCGGTTTTGATACTATTCTAAACGGTTCTATTAATTCAACACCTAAACCACCAATGGCTTTAGGATTGTCACACAATAGGAAAAATGCCTCGCCGTCAGAGGGCAGCGATTGTACTGCAGAAAAGAATGTTATGTCGTAACCAGTTTGTTTACGCCATAAAGAGAATAGACGCTCGACTTTAGTATTAATAACTTCGTCGGGCGTCTTTAATTGCAGAGACGGCCCGGAGCCATAAGTAGACAGCGCGAGAGAGCGAGCAGCGTGCTGCGCAGAGGGGCAGTCTAAAAGAATTTTACGGCACTCAGCGCGTAATCTAGAACGTTCTCCATCGGAGCATATATCATCAGCAGAACTGTCTTTAGCTGTTGCAAAATACGGCGCGTTTTCCTGGTCATTAACAGAACGTAACACCGCCGCTTGAACAGTTCGCTGTTGTTTATCTTTAGATTTAAACCATTTATTCCAAAATGCCATTACTGCCCCGCGCTTTTAACCTTAAAGATTTTCATAGTCCCGAGCGGGTTTTGACTTGCTTGCATCTTTTTTAACGCAGATAAAGCCTTCATTTGCGAGTCCAACGACTGGAATGAAGTAGTCATACCATCAACAGAAACAGACTGTACGCCGCTAATAATTTTCTTTGTGACGGCTCTTTCAATTTGCTGCTCGGTAGTTTCAGAAGATGTATTTTCGCTCATTGTATATAGACTCCTTGTATCTATTATTTATACGATTTAGACAGTCTAAAATGTGGATATTTTTAGATATATTTCAAAATTTTTAGAAAAAATTATTAAAATTTTAGAAAATAATTGTTAACTATTTGTTTTTCTCTAATAAGTATGCGGGTATACATTAATTTTCCATCTAAAACAGGCGTGCCGCCTCTAGACGGTATGCTAGCATCATAATTTAAGCTAATTAGTGCATCTTTATAATTAGCCCAAGAATTACCACAAGCACATGTTATAATTTCAAATTGCTCAGGATTGTACTTAGCAACAATAAAAGTAGCAGGTACACCAAATACAAAATTACTAATTTTAACTTTATATTTCATCTGAATTTAAGAACTGCGCGTGCCCAATTTATTTTTCCGTTAACAGCCGTTACATAAGTACCAACCGGATAATCTTGCTCATATATAACAGGATAATGATTCAAAACATTAACAAGCCTAAATTGTTCTGCATTATAGTTATCAACAATAAAAGTAGTAGGAACACCAAACTTAAAACCAGTTAATTTAACCCTGTACTTCTTCATCATCTGCTATAACTTCTAGAATTTCAACGGTATAACCAGCAGCCCTTAAACGCTCTAGTTCTGCTTCGTCTACAATACGCTCTTCTGAATAGTCGCGAGGAATCCATTTGCATTTAGGAATTTCTATAGCATCGTAGTTATCATAATGACGGAATACAACGCCCTCTGCTTCTAGTTCTGCCTGCGTCTTTAATTCCATAGGCGGGAATGGGGGTCGCGGTAAATTAGTATACCAAGCTGCATTTGACAGTTTAGAATATTTAACGCCGTCTATTATATCCTGGTATTTATCTGCTGTATCAGGCAGTCTAAAAGACATAGATCGATTTGTGACGCCAAGCCAACATAAATCGTCTTTTATATACGGGAATACATTTTTGTAGGTACAGGCGCTCAAGGTACCCATAATCAGGAACTGTTTATTAGCAGCCATGATCCAATCAAAGAAAACCCGGAATAATGAAAACGGCGGGTTTGTAATTACTATATCGCACTCATTTAAGAGCGCTGTTGCAGCATCATTTCTAAAGTCTGCATCTATTGTTTGTTCTTCTATAATCATAATTGTTAACTATTTGTTTTTGATAAAGATTCGCTTATAAACTTTTTTACTTAATAATATTGGCGAATCACGAATGTCATGTTCAATATATAGCCAGTCTATGCATCCATCACCACCTCTATCAGAAGTACCCACTATTTCAAATTGATCTGGATTATACTTATCTAAAAAGCTTACGGGTACACCAAACACAAAATTAGATATTTTAACTCTGTACTTCATCTCTAGTATAAGTCCTAACCTTTCCTTCTTTTGTCACAGGGTCAATACCACTAATAATTAGTTTTCGCAGCCCAAATCGCTCGAAGTTATCTAAAAAGTAGTGTTCAAACTCCGACTTATCGGGATAGTCGCAGGGGCATAAAATTACTTTATCACGGAATACATCATTATTGTATTTATAGTATTCTTCTACTTCTTTTTCTATATCTTCGTAGCGAGTGTAGAACTCGTCATTCTTAGCTGCTTTTGCTTTATGTAAGTTTTTATTGCTCATAATTTTAATTGTTAACTATTAATATCCCCGCTGTTTTTGTATGTCACTTAACTTAACTCGTTTACGAGTAAACTGCGCTTCAACTTTAGGAGCCATTGTAGGTCCGCCGCCTAATTTCTGTACCATAGACCCAGCAGCCAATGCGTAGACTGTTGTATCAAGCCAGTGGTTAGCCCGGTTTGGTAGTAGCTTAAACATATCAATGGAGCCGTATTTACCACTCAATGTGCTGCTGCGTTCAGACGTCAAATGCAAGAAGTACTCGCGGTGGTTAGCAGCAGCATCATAGAATAACGATATAGAACCGGGTGTTCCAAGTCGTGCTTGTAAACCAGCGCGTAGTGCAGATTTCCAGGCATTAACATCAACCATAACGGCTCGCGGCATTGTTATGTATTTTCCGTCCGGGCCTTTAACCCGTTTAACGGGCGGCATAGACCAGCCTTTACCACGCAGTTCACCGGGTTTCTTTTTGCCAAAGATCAACTCATTAGGGTCGCGTGCGCGTCCAAATAACGGGCTTAAAGCCGGGTTATTGAAGTCGCGAATAAACTGCTGTATCTTCGCGCTAGTAGGGCCGTGCGAGCAGTCCATAACGCAGCGGCTTATTCTCAATTCAAGACCGTCTGGGCGTATATACGTGCGGTTCATAAGTTCTGTTAACAGGTCTTTATAACCGGCGTAAATAGCCTGTTCTAATGGCAGCCCGTCATATTGCTGCGTAATAGTCCGCTTCATTGTTTTTGGGTATTTCCCATAATCAATTATCCACGCGCTACCATCAGCACCGTGTGCTATAACGGTGTAAAAAATACCTAGTGTTTGGCTGTCGCAGCCAACTGTTAAATACTCCGCCTCTAATGGGAGGGCATTACGCTTGTATGATGTTATCTTCTCATTTAACTGCTCTATTGTTAACTGCTGGTTATCCGCTGTCACAGCTAGAGCTGGGTCATTCATGTACTCTCTTGAAAAGGTGTTAAAATCATCGAAGTACAGCCGCATAATCTTTTGCATAGCATTTACATCACCCGGGTCTTTAAATGCATTCCATGTCGGTGTGCAGCCATCTATTAGTGCAGCCTTGTCGGCTTCAAACGCCTCATTAACCCGCGCTGTCACTTCATCATCATTTAACCCCTCCGCTATTGCATCAGCCCTTATCTGGTTTAACCGCGCCCATTTCTCAATAGCAGCGTCCGATGGTAGACGGTCTACGACGCCAAATTTAGCAGCCCTCCAAGACGGGCTTTTAATTAGTCGGTCTGCTAGATCGTCCGCTTCTATGACCGTCAGTGCAGCAACCATTGTCAATGGCTGGTCTACACCAGCTAGGCCTTTTAATGTGCCATTTAAGAGGCTTAGCTGCTCGTCTACACGCGCTGGATTCTTAGCCGACTTATCGGTCTGTATATCGTCTAAAATGACCATATCGGGGCGCAGAGAGCCTCTGCTGGTTGTTACGTTTTTACCTCTAATGCCAGCAGTAATACCACAGGATTCAATTACGCAGCCAGTAGACGGAGAGCCTTCAACGGTCGGGAAAATAAACCTATCAACGCTTATATTCATCTGGGTCGGGTGCCCATCGACGGTCTGGCCCTTTTGTCTGTTAGACGAACGGCCTAATCGTCTGATGGGAATACAGACCTCCGGGAAATCACCCTGTACTGGGTATTCTTCGGCAGGCGTATCTTGCTCTATAGGAGCCGCTAGATGCGGGTTATAGAGCAGTTCATGATGTATGTTCTGCAACAGCTTTTTGGCTGTTGTCGCGCTTGCAGAGACCAATAAGACGTAACTACGATGTCCGTACAGTACAGCCCACAACACTGAGCATAACGCCACTGTTGTTTTACCAAAACCTCGCGGCAGTACCGCTACACTAGACTGCCCGTGTAAGATGCCATTCTGTAGGTCTAAAATTAATTTGTCATGCGCCGGTGAAAATTCATGCGTAAACAGATGCGGAAAATAAGTTGTCAAAAATAATCTTAAATCCAACCGGCATTGTTCTCTTCGCTCCGGGTTTTCAACAGCCGGTAACGGTCCGATTTCACGCAGCGCTTTTGCAACACGCAATCCGCGCTCATGCGCTACACGGCGCACTGATTCTGCGTATTCGAGTTCCGTTTCGTACTTCTTTCTAGGCATAATATAAAAAAAATAATATTAGTTAGATAAAATTCCAGGTATTTTCGGC